CTTTACGAGGCCATATTGTACGAGCCGCTAAAAAGGATGATAGAGGCCGTGTCCGATCCGGATTACGTGTACATGATCAACGATAGCGACAACTTCGTGGACAGGGCCGAGCTTTATAATTTCTGGGCCAAGACGCTGATAGCGGAGGTCGATGATTTCAACGTGCCCGAGTCAAAGAAGGAATTGATATCGAAGAGACAGAAAAAAATACGGGACGCTTCCCTTGGATCGGTAAACCCCAAGGTAATATCCGAGTTCAAGAGGAACGCTTCCTCATTCATTCAATACGATTTATCCAATAGTAATATGACAAACAGCGAGAAAATAGAGCATATCCTACGGACATTCGGGGTGATCGTGAACGTGTCCAAGGAGATTAACGGGTACTCGTCAGACACGTATCTGCTAGAGGTATCCGCTGGGACAAAGATCACGACAGTGATGAAATACAAGCTAGACATAGCGAACGCGCTGGACGTGCCATCCATAAGGATGGGTAACGAGCTTATAGTGTATGAGGGAAAATCCTACCTCTCCATAGAATCACCGAAGAAAAGAACCAAGTCCTTGTACTGGGACAAGAAGTATATCGACGGCATGAGGATTCCCATAGGAACGGATAACTTCGGAAGGCTCGTGGTGTGGGATCTCGATAACAACTCCACGCCTCACGCCTTGATTTGCGGAGCTACCGGTAGCGGTAAATCCGTGTGTATCATATCCACGATAGAATACGCCCGCTTAGCCGGTATCCGGGACATCGTAATTTTCGATCCGAAATACGAGTTCTGTAATTATTCCTCCGAGAAATACATAAAGGTCTATAATGATATAGAAGAAATAGAGGCCAAGATGAAAGAGCTCGTACAGGATATGCAGGAAAGGGCTAAATCGAGGGCATCATGGAAAACGCTGGTGGTGTTCGATGAGTTCGCCGACGCGGTAGCGTCCTCCCGGTCGGGAACGGAACTTGACATAAAGGAAATGGTCGAGGTTGGCCAGCGAAAGAACGCCTTCGGGTTCCTCGAGCCTAAAATGGAGCTACGCACGGTCGGTCGTGAAAAGTCATTGGAGGAGAATCTGAAGATGTTGCTACAAAAGGGACGATCGCTTGGGTTCCGGATCATGGCGGCTACGCAAAGAGCGTCGGTTAACGTGATCACGGGAGACGCTAAGGTGAATTTCCCCGTACAGATTTGCTTCCGTGTACCCAAGGAGATTGACTCCAAGGTTGTCCTTGACGAGCCGGGAGCCGAGACGTTGGGCGGCATGGGGGACGGACTAATGAAATCTCCCGAGTATCTAGGTATCGTGAGGTTCCAAGGTTTTTATAAAAAATAACGGCCATGGTTAAAAGGTACCAGCTATCCGAGTCTTTCATAAAAACACTGTCCCGCCATCTATCAGTTATCCTAGAACACGTGGATTCCAAGGGAAGACCAAGGATAGCTGATACCGTAAGATTAGCCAAAAAGGATCTAAAGAAACTCGAGAAAATAATCCAAGATGAAAGAACTGATATTCTGCCTCAATGAGGCATGTTCTAAAAGACATTGCCTTTGCCATCAACGGCAGAGGCATTGGACAGACCCGTCTAAAAAAGAAGGGGAAACTGTGAGGCCGGAATCGGCCTTACTTGACGGGAATACTCCTTGCAAAGGGTATGTCCCACAATACGAAAGAAAGAAGTATAACATTAATTATTAAAGTATATATGAGAAACTGGTTTATTAGCAAGGTCGCATATGAGAAGATGCTGGAGAACGGCATGCAAAAACGAGTGGTCGAACCCTATTTAGTGGATGCCCTCTCCTATACGGAGGCTGAAGCACGCACGATAGAGGAATTAAGGCCGTACATTACCGGAGAGTTCACTATCGCCGACATAACACGTAAAAAGATAGCGGAACTATTCTTTAACGATAACGGTGATAGATTTTATGAGATTAAGATCTATTTTATCACGCTTGATGAGAAGAGCGGCATAGAGAAGAAAACAGCGGCCAGATTCATAGTACAGGCGAGCGGCCTAAAGGAAGCGATCTCATGCTTCGAGGAGAATATGAAAGGGACCTTGGCGGATTATACCTTGGCAATGGTAAGCGAGACCCTTATTATGGACATCTTCCCGTTTGACGCTGATAGCGTACCAAAGGGCAAAACAGATAATTAATATTAGAGTGTGTTTTTCATGGTATTAGATTTAGTTTTTATCCCCGCCGTCCGTGAGGATATGCGGGGATTTCGGGCGGTAAGTATTCCGGGATGAAACGTTACGGAGTGCGCATGACGTAAAGAGGCCGGTTCGATCCCGGCACCGTCCACGAATAACAAACATCTAATTATGGAAACAATACAGAATTTAGATCACTTGACAATGGCCATGTACCTTATCACCGCAATACTCGGACTTATAGCAGTGATCTTGGCCATATTCTTACTAATAAACGATAAAGAAAGGAGGAATCCATGGGAAAGAAAAGATACGAATTAGTGATAGCCGTTGACCCGGACATAGATAAATCCGGTATATGCGTACTGTCTCCTTCAACGAGACAGCTAATTCTAAAGAGCCTCCCCTTCCCTGTGTTGGTCGATTTCATAAAGGAGGCAAGAGAGAGATACAAGGGGGTAGACATAGTGGTCATTGTCGAGGCCGGATGGCTTAACGAAAAAAGCAACTTCCATAAGGCTAGGGGTAAATCCGGCGAGAGGATAGCCAAGTATGTAGGTCGTAACCAGCAAACCGGGATATTGCTTCTCCAGATGTGCGAGCACATAGGGATTCCCTGCGAGGAGGTAAAGCCTTTGACCAAGCATTGGAAAGGGGACGAGGGCAAGATAACCCATGAGGAACTCTCCTACATAGTCGGTCCCTTGCCTAAGAGAACGAACCAAGACCAACGTGACGCTACGATTCTGGCTTGGTGGTACGCCGATCTACCAATAAAAATAAAGACTTGGTGATATGGCGAAGAAGAAAGACGAGCAAGAAAAGGTGAAATGTGGCGATTGCGCCAACGGACATCCTCACAAGGGGCTATGCGTTTGGTGCATCATACATGACGCTGGACGGGTAGCTAACTCCACGAGATTTTGTAACACTTTTAAAAAGAGATAACATGGATATAAAGAAAATGTCAAACAGGGATCTCAAATATGGCATAGACCGATGCAACGCAAGGTTGGCCAGGATAATGCCAATGGGATACATGGACAAGGAACGATGCCTTCAGGCGTTGGAGCAATATAGGGAGGAATTGTATAATAGAGGAATAATTTATTAAACACTAGAACATGGCATATAGATATACAGATACGAACAAATGGACGGATAACTGGTTCTGCGACCTGAAAGCGACTAGCAAGCTTCTGTTCTTGTACTTGTGCGACCTTTGCGACCTAGCTGGCTTCATGGAAATAAACGAGAAGAAGATCAGCTTTGATCTAGTACTAGGTAAGCAAGAAGTTGAAAGAGGCCTAAGGGAACTTGAAGGACGATTACTTTATTCGGTGGACGGTAAGTATATTTATATACGTAATTTCATCAAGCACCAAAAGAACCTTCCCTTGAATTCTAAGAACGCTGCGCATAGAGGTATAATAAGAAGATTAGAAGAAATGAAGCAATCATTTGGTTTTCAATCAATTGAAGATTTCTTTAAAAAGCCCCTTGGTAGCCCCTTGGTAGCCCCTTCAAAGGGGCTTGATAGCCCCTATGGTATAGGTATAGGTAATATAGATAGTAATAGAGTTAAGGATAATATAGGGGGTATGGGGGAAAAAGAAGGAGAAGAGGAAGAGGAAGAGGAAGATGAAAATACGGATAATTGGAGAGAAAGCTTCGATGTGTACTGCGATCGGTTGAGAGAAGCCTATGAATCCTTATCTAACGATGACGAGTTCATAGCTCAACGCCAAAGTCTGCATCCGGGCATAGACATCCGATTGTCGCTAAAGAAAGCGTATTTAGACTACTGGAACACCGAATTAGGATGGAAGAAGAAAAAAAGCTCGAAAAGCTCTAATATAGACTGGAAAAGGACGTTCATAAATGCCTTGGATCTTCCTTCTAACCAAGTAAAAAAAGCTAGAGGCAAAGTGGATCTCAAATCCCTAACATCAATAAGGCAAACTAATCTATACTCATATCTGGAAAAGGAGGCTCCTCTGATACTAGAGATGCCTATATTTCCTTCAGACGAGGAGATAGAGATCCTAAACCGTATGAACAGGAAGCAATTAACGGAAATAGTCAAGAAAATTAACAACGACGATCGCCTCATAAAGTTCAAGAATAGCATTTTTGAGACGA